TTTGACTCGCTATGCACGACCTTGCCGCCACGCTTGATCCTGATTTGCGCGGTGTACACTAAGCCGCTTTTTGTGGAGCGCGGGGTGATTGTTCCCATGGGGCATATCCTCGGTGCTTATGGACAAAAATTTAGCACCGAATTTAGCACCGACTCCGAAAATAAGCACTAGAATGTAGTCTGAACGTTACGAAACGTCACTGAATAACGACCAACAAAAGAGGCTGAAGTCCAATGCAGGCAATGAACAACCGGCTGAAAGCATTGCCAGACGGGGAAGAGAAGAAAGTATGAAGACCGATCCCGAGTCGGTCGAACACGGCTTACTGTAGTGAATCTGGCGGGTTCATAAGCACTTTTTAAGCACCGAGACTATTCCTGATTCTCGACAGGTTCTCTCGGCTCATCGCCCGTAAAGCCGCGGCTACGGTATTTGTAGCTCAGCGCCGATGGTTCCCGTGCGCCCGTGCGCCGGCAGAATCGCCACGTCGCCACGACAGCGTAAAACTCGGCGTCATACCGTTTCAGGCCACCATCAATCTCCATGATCGCAGCGCGCTCAAGCAGGTATTCAGTGGCGTTTTCAGCATCGTCGTCCATGCTGGCATTCTATCCGCTGTCCCGAGACCTCTGCCGCCAACGCTGATATCATCCCGGCAAAATCATATTACGAGAGCCGCATGAAGCGATTGTCCCCCGCCGCGCTGACCTTTTTCACGATAGTCATTCTCGGCAGCATTTTTTCAGCCCTGATACCGCCGATGCAGTCGCCGGATGAGAACGACCACATCAAGCGCGCATACCTGCTGTCGGTCCTGTCGCACACGGTCACCGAGCCGGGAAAATCCACTGGCGGCTATTTTGACGATGCGTTGCAGCAGTATCAGGTATTGAATTTCCAGGCGCTGTCCATAAAGCCCAAGGCACGCTTCGACGCAAAGACGGCCGAGGCCGGCGCGGCAATCAAATGGAGCGGCAAGGAAAGCTATGTAGACATGGCTGGCGCCGCACCCTACTTCCCGCTTGGATATCTCCCGCAGGCTGTCGGCCTCAGGATCGGCGAATCTCTGAAACTCGGCGTCGGTGCGTCCTACCGGCTGGCGCGTGCCGCTACGCTGATTGCGGTTGCGACGATCATCGCCTACGCGTTCATGATATTCCCGCCCAACGCCCTGGTGATCTGCCTTCTCGCGCTGCCCATGACGATGTTCCAGTTGTCGAGCGCTTCGGCGGATGGCATGTCGTTCGCATGGACTGTGCTGGCCGCGAGTCTGTTCCGCCGCGGCCTGGAGCGGGAGCAGCCGTTCCCGCTTCTGTGGTCCGTGCTGCTGATCGTCGCGCCGTTCATGATCGCCACGAGTCGGCCGCAACTGGTCGCGATACTGATCCTGGCGCCAGTGGTTTTCTTCGTCCGAAAAGACCGACGCGCGTTGGCGGGATCGATCGTTGCCGCGTTGCTTGCTGTGGGATGGGTTATGTATGGCGCATCGCATACCGTTGACTTGCGCTGGCCGCGCTCGATCACGACCGGGCAGGCGGTGTCGTTCTACCTGCACCATCCGGTCGAACTGGCAAAAGTGCTTTGGCGCACACTATCGAACCCGGCTATTCTGAAGGCTTACTGGTGTCAGTTCGTAGGCGTCCTTGGCTGGCTGGACAGGCCCATGCAGCCGGCTACCTATGCAGTCGCGGCGGTGGGGCTGATCGCTGCATTGGCGCTGTCCCTGTCCCGGCGCGTGGGCGTGGTAGCTCGCTCTGTGCCGCTGCTCGTGGCAGTGTCGGCAATTGGACTTACGCTTGTCGCGTTGCTCGTGACGTGGACGGATCTACACGCGGAGTTTGTAATCGGCGTTCAGGGACGGTATTTCACCGCGCCCGCACTCCTCGCGGCCTATGCTCTTAGCAGTGCAACGGTCAGCGAACGACGCTCAATCGCTGCCGCAATTTTATGCGGCGTATTCGTCGTGTTCTCGGCATCGATGATGGTATCGACGCTGATATGGAAATACTACCTGTGAGAAGAATATGCGAGACGATAGTATCTGGCGCGTTCTGACAGCCGTTGTTCTGATAGCCGCCGCAATAGCCGGCTTTGCATTTATTTCGCTCGTGCCGAACGCGCCAGTCTAGGTCCCTTTACCGGCGCCGCGCAGAAATGTCGCCTACGACCGTCATGGTACTAGTTCCGAAAACAGCGACTGTCACAAGATAGACAGTAGTCGGAGAAGACACGTTTATTCTGACAGGCGAGATACCGGTCGCTACGGTAGTGGTCGTTGATCCACCTGGGAATGACCCCAGAAATCCTTTCGTGTAATCGTTGGTCGCGCTAGTGGTGCTGATGCTGCCGCCGATGAAGCTAACCGTTGTAGTCCCGCCCAGAATATAAGCGACATGAGCAGAGACATCCCAGTCGCCGGCAGTGAGAGAAATGCTCGCGACATTGATCGTCGTCCCACTGGTTAGTGAAATTGGCGTGGAAACGTTAGATGCGCATCCAGTCGGCGACCCCCCATTGGTGACCTGTGCGCAGATATATTCTCCGACACTCCCGGCGGTTACGTTCGCACCTGTTTTGTTCCCTACCACGCCAGCAGGATATGACGGCGTGATAGATCCGGTTACGGTAAGGCCGGTAGACGTGAACTGGCTTACGATCGCACCGTTGTTGAGCACATTCACCGTGTTGCCGTGCGTCGAATCAAACAGGGAAATTGCGCCGCCGTTTGACGTTCCTGTTACCGTCCCGATCGTGTAACCGGCGCCCCCGCCCAGTATGCTGCCGGTGCTTGTCAAGGTTGTTGCAGTGACAGGGCCTGTAAAGGTGGCACCCGTCAGCGACGCAGAGTTTGTGTAGCACGTCCACCCTGCTACTGGCGTGTACTGGAGCGCGCTCGTACTGGTGTTGCATGTTGGCATCGCAACAGCGGTAGGCGACGCGCTGGATGCGGTGACATTAGCAACCACCGTATTTGCCGCCTGCGCGGCAAGGGCTGTAGCCGTTACGTTACCCCATGACGGCGCGCTGGATGAACCTGTAGAAACGATCGCCTGACCGGCTGTCGAACCGGCCGGATTGAGAAGCTGAACGGGATTGAGCGTTGCCCCGAAAGAGGTAGCCGCCGCACACGTCAGAGCAATGAGGGTTAAAAGTCGCTTCATGGTTATTTCCCGTCAGGAATCACGGCGTCGTCGCCGATGGTTGATGTAAGAGCCTTGTCGCAGTGACCACGATTGACCCAGTTAAGCGCTGCACAAAGAATGCAGCCCCACTTGCGGCCAGCACTGCGAGCCTTTGCAGCGCGTTCGCTTATCGTTTCGTTGGGACTGCCGGCAGCCAACGTGTTCAGAGCCTGATCGAGCAGGATCAGCCAGTTCATGAGATAGCGAAGAATGAGGTTCATTGCGGCGCTCCTGGTGTTGATTGAGCAAGCAGCTCAGTTTTTCTGTCGCTAGATTGGCTGCTGCCAAAGTAGTAAGCGACAACCGCCGACCACGATGCGCCGAGCGCGCCCAACATCAGCATCAGCGCGTCATGAGCCTCCTTCTGGATCGGATAGAACATCATCAGACCGAGGCAGCCGAAGAATCCGAGCGTGACGAAAATTGCCAGGAACGGCGCGGTCACGCTCTTCGTGCTGATCTGCATGGCGCGCGCGCTGGCCCGGTCCTGGACGGCGAGGCCTGCCAGCGTCTCAGTGTTCTTGAAGCCGGCTTGCGCCATCGCGAGCGCGTAGTCCTGATCAGCCTTTCTCATGGCTGCGAGTTGCTCAGGAGTGGCGCCGCTGATCGCGGCAGCGATAGTTGCCTGCCGGTCGTCAGTCGATGCATCAGGCTTTGGCGTGATGCCGAACACGCTTTCCAGTGCCATCACTGCGCCGCCGGCGAGCGGCCCTCCCAAAGCAGTCGCGATCGTGGGTGCTAATGTCTTGACGACATTCAGCGCGGAATCCCATGCGCTCATATTTCACTCCTTTCGCTGAGTGCATCCTTGGCAAGCGCGAGCAGCGCAAGCCGGTCTGCGTAGCCGTTCATGCCGCCATTGATCCGGCGGGTGATCGTTGCAAAGTCCCCGGCGTCTGCCAGTTCGTTCAGGCCATGCGTATTCCAGAACCATGCGGCCGACAGCGCGGCGTTCGACGGCTGTTCGAGAAGCTCGGGCGACGATACAAAGTCAATGCCAAGAGCTTCGCTCGCCTTCTGGTAATTAGCGCGTCCGGTGATCTGAATCAGACCTCGCCCCATGAAACACTTTCCGTCGCCCGGCTCTGTATTCCCTAAGTCTTTGCGGCCTTCGTATCCTGCCTGCGCAGGCGTCGGACCCCACAGTTCGCGCACATAAACAAGGCGCCCGCTTTCATGACCGATCTGTGCGATGAACGCCGCCTGACGCGCGTCACTATCGATGGCCCATAAAGCCATTGCGGCGCTAATGGGATCGGCCCATGCCTGCGTGCGCGGAACCGGAATGCCGAGCGCCGCGGCAAGCGTCTCGGGGCTCACTTTCCCCTCCGGTATCTCTGGATCGAGATGTAGGTCTGGACGATGCTGTAGACCGTCGCGGCAAACGCCGCGAGGCCCGATATAGTCAGGTTTTCGGCAGCGTGCGTGATGTAGACCCCGAACCACGCAGGCGATGCTTTAGCCGCGGCGATGGCGGCTTCCTTGTAGTGTTCCATCTGATTCCCCGTAGCCTGTTTGTTATTGGGAGCCGCCGCCGACCGTGTTTCCGGTCCCGCTATTCACGACATTCGTGCCGTTGGAGAAGTAGCAATTCGATTGCACATTTACCGACTTGGATGCGCCGCCCAAGGTGATGCCTGCCACCGTCATTTGCTGGATGCCGTTGCCGGTAATCACGCCAGCAGACGAGACCCACGTATCGACAGATATCCCGATAGTCCCGGTCGGAGACCCAAGCGCAGGATTGAACGTATTTGCCATGATGCTGAAGAGGCTGTAGTTCTGAAGCGTGATGCCGGCGCTGTTGTTCTGCACAAGGAAGAAGTTGCCGACGATCATGATGGCGCCGACATTCGACTGACAGAGAATGCCGTTCTGGTACGTGTTGAACTGGCAGTTCGTGACGTTCAACTGGTCGAGACCTGGTTGGCCTCCCGGAACCACGATTCCGTTGTTGTCACCAGTGAAGTTGCACTGATTGACCGTTACACCTTGAACGTAGGCGGTGTAGTAGATGCCGATGCCCAGGTAGTTGAACGTACAGCCCTGGAAGTTGTGAACACATGCGAGAGCATTTGCCGAACCTGTGATCTGGATTCCAGTGCTGGTGAACGATGGTCCAATACCCATGACGTTCGTGTAATTGACATTTGAGACACTCTGCACGTTGATGCAGAATCCCCAGCCGAACGTCTGTACGTATCCATCAGCGCCGCGGAAAACCACGTTCGTGATATCAGACAAAGCGGAGTTCGCGGGGTTGCTCACCGTGTTCTGCAACTGCCCAACGAAGAGACCGGTATTTCCTGGCGCATTCAGCGATGCGACCGTCAAATCGCGGATATGAAACGATGTGAATGCGCCGTTGCACTGAATGGTGATACCGTTAGCGCCCGGCTTCGAGAACTTCAGCGTCGTCAGATCTGCGCCGGCCCCGAGAATTGATATGGACGCGATCGATGTGTTCGGGAACGAATAGAACAGCGTGTTGTTGAACAGGTAGTTGCCGGGCGGGAAATAGACACA